GTATGAACAGTGGAAAAAAGATAATCCTGAATGGGATAAAGATTGGACTGCTGGAGTTGCTGGTGTCGGAGAAGTCGGAGACTGGCGAAACAAGATGGGGAAATCTCATCCTGGATGGAATGAAATCATGAACAAAATGTCAAAACTACCTGGATCACAAGTGGAGTGGTAATATGCCGAGAGCAAGAAAAAGAAATCAACCAGACATCAATGGTATGAGTATCAAACAATTGAAGAGAAGGAAGCCAATTAATTATGATTACCTTCTCAACATTGAACCTCTTACAGATAACCAACGTGTTATGTTTGAAGAGTATGGTAAAGGACAAAACCTATTTGTCTATGGTGCTGCTGGTACAGGTAAAACATTTGTTGCTATGTACCTAGCTCTTCGTGATGTGTTGGATGAGAACACTCCATATGAAAAAGTTTATGTGGTGAGATCTCTAGTTGCTACTAGAGAGATTGGATTCCTCCCTGGAACACATGAAGATAAATCTTCTCTTTACCAGATTCCATATAAGAACATGGTAAAGTATATGTTCGAGATGCCAGATGATGCTTCTTTTGATATGCTTTATGAGAATCTAAAGCATCAGGAAACAATTTCTTTCTGGTCTACTTCTTTCCTACGTGGTACTACACTTGACAAAGCTATTGTCATCGTAGATGAATGCCAGAATCTAAACTTCCATGAATTAGATTCTATCATCACCCGTGTTGGTGAAGATACTAAGATTGTTTTCTGTGGAGATGCTAGTCAGTCTGACCTACAACGTAGTAACGAACGTTCTGGTATCATTGACTTCCAACGTATTCTTCAACAGATGAAAGAAGTTTCTCTAATTGAATTTGGTGTGGAAGACATCGTTCGTTCTGGTCTAATCAAGTCTTATATCATTGCTAAAATTAACCTAGGATTCTAATGAAACAGTTTAATCATGTTGGGTTGCTTGACCCTATTGAAATGGATACCGTTACTATTGATGGTAAACGACATTATGTTACACCCACAGGATTCAAGCACCCTTCTGTGACAACTGTAATTGGAAACAACAGCAGGAAACAAAAAGTTCTTGCTGAATGGAGAAAGAGAGTTGGCAAAGAAAAGGCTCAACAAATTTCTACTAGGTCTGCTAGTAGAGGAACGAGATACCATAAGATTGTTGAAGATTATTTCAACAATCAATTGGATCTAGAAAAGTACAAAGATACTCCGCTTCCTGTGTTTATGTTTCACTCTACGGTTCAAACTTTGAATCGTATAAATAACATATATCTTCAGGAAGCAGCTCTATATTCAGACATGCTAGAGATAGCAGGTAGAGTTGATTGTATCGCTGAGTTCGACGGCGAACTATCCATCATAGATTTTAAAACCTCCGCTAAAGTTAAAAAAGAAGAGCATCTTTATGACTATTATGTTCAAGAATGTGCTTATGCTTGTATGCTTCAGGAGTTGTACAATTTAAAAGTTAAGAAATTAGTCACGATTGTTTCGTGTGAAGATGGCGATTGCCAGGTAAGTATTCAACCACCTAAGAAAGAATACTTCATTAGATTACAAGAGTATATCCAAGAATACAAAGAAAAAAATGCTAGAGATTTTGGAGGATAAATTTATGACGACTGCGAAGTTCTCGCAGGATGTGGAAAAAATTGCTGTCGAAAATTCGATGAATTATATTGACGCTATCATACATTATTGTGAGAAGAATGAAATTGAATTGGAGTTAGTTCCTAAATTAATTTCTAAACCATTGAAAGATAAGCTTAAGTACGATGCTCAAAAGCTTAACTACATAAAGAAAACATCTAGAGCAAAACTAATGCTGGTTTGATATGTCTGAATTTTTTAAATCCGAAATGGTTCGGGGCGATATACAAGAAATGTTTGAAATGCAGAAGTATTGTTTTCAATGCTCTGTAGCATTTCCTGTTCTCTCGAAAGAAAAGAAACTAGAATACTTTGAAGTTCTAGAACAACTGATTGAAAAACAAAAGATCTTCAATGCTAGACTGGCTCTCAGTGATGATCCAGAAGCAATGGAAATGGCTGAACAGATGAGGCAAGCAGCAGTTATGCTAGGAGCCAATCCAGATGTAAGCATGTCCATGATGTTTGATGACCTTTTGAATAAGCTTTCTGTCATGAAAGAAAAAGTCCTGGGGGAGGGTTGACGCCGCCCCTCCCCCATGTTATGATGATCCCGTGGTCAGGCGCCACAAAGACCAAATCTAATTTAATCCGAGGTAATCCTATGTCTTTTGCAGACCTTAAGCGTAAGTCCCAGAACAGTTTTGAGTTCCTTCAGAAGGAACTTGAGAAGACCGTCTCCACTGGTAGCGGTGCTGATGAACGATTCTGGAAACCAGAACTTGATCCTTCTGGTAATGGTTACGCTGTTATCCGCTTCCTTCCTGCCCCCGCTGGTGAAACTGTTCCCTGGGCAAAACTCTACAGTCATGCCTTCCAAGGTCCTGGTGGTTGGTATATTGAAAACTCCCTGACTACTACTGGTGGTAAAGATCCTGTTGGCGAAGTCAATCGTAAATTGTGGAATAGTGGCAGTGATGAAGATAAAGAAACTGCTCGTAAGCAGAAGCGTAAACTTGCTTACTACAGCAACATCTATGTGGTGAAAGATCCTAAGAATCCTGAGAACAACGGCAAAGTATTTCTCTACAAGTATGGTAAGAAAATCTTTGACAAGATTCAAGCAGCGATGCAACCTGAGTTCCAAGATGAAACTCCTGTGAATGTCTTTGATCTCTGGGAAGGTGCTAACTTCAAACTGAAGATCAAAACTGTTGCTGGTTACTGGAACTACGATAGTTCTGAGTTCGAAGCTCCTTCTGCTCTGTCTGCTGACGACGATGTTCTTGAAGAAATCTACAACAAAGAATATAGTCTGGAAGCTTTCACTGCTCCTGATCAATTCAAGTCCTATGAAGAACTTGAGCAACGCCTGAATCTGGTGTTGGGTATCACTCAAACTCCTGTCTCTGCTCGTGCTGCTCAGGTAGTAAATCGTATGGATGAAGAAGAGGATGAAGATTTTGTTGCTCCTCCTCGTCGTGAACCTGCTCTCCCTGTAGTGAGTGCTTCTAGTTCAGATGACGATGATGATGCTCTCAGTTACTTCGCTCGACTTGCCGAAGAAGATTGATAAAAGTAAAGGGGGCATTGCCCCCTTTTTTTATATGCCAGTTTTTTTAAGTTTGCTGGTAATTCTATCTGTAGACTCTTTGTATAAGTTAGTCTTTCTAAAATCTTCTAAGAATGAATTAAGATATTTTGGTTTGAGTAGATATATTTCACGCTTCTTTTCATTTTCACGTTCTTCGTATTCAAATATACTTACAGGTCTTGATACTTCGTTACCATTCAATGTACTAACATTAGTGCCATTCCAAAATTTGAATGGGGTATTATAAAAATTTTCATCTACAATTAAACCACCTCTCAAAGCTAGCACTTCTAAATTATTTGTGCTGTATCCAGCTGAAGTTTGAATAGTTTCGTAATGATGAATAGTCTCGTAAGGATTATCATATTGCTTCTCACAAAATTTTCTTAGATCGCTAGATGATAATGGTAAATCAAATACAGGATTAATCATGTTGTTTGTTAATGCTATCACCCAATCATAAAACTGATTGCCATACGCTTTCAACGCTAGACTATCTAATCTTTCGCCATCTTCTAATGTGTATTTTTTGAACAGTACAGCATAAGAAAAAGCATCCTCATTAACTTTATATCTTCTGAAAAAGTTTTTAACAACAGTAAAATCTGATTCAGAAAAAGGATATTTAATTGGTTTGTTATCGTACTTTACGAATGGAATAAATGAAAAATACATTAGTAGGTTGCTCCGTCTAATGTTATATCTTGTCTGTAAACAAGTTTAGTCTCCGTGAATCCTAAAGATAGTTCAGTAGCAACTGGAGATCTTTCTCCTCCAGCACCTCCATATGTAGCATAAGATCCATCTGGTGTGTAGTTAATCTCTACGCTAGTTATAGCAGACATTTTAAATTGTGACACATACTGGTTTGGTTGCAACCCAGACATAAAAACAACTTCACATAAACTAGGAACACCAATGTAGTTAGCATTGTTGTCATCTCCCTGATCTTTATTTGATAGGAAGTTCATCGCTTTACTCCAAAAATCTGTAGGAGAAGCAGACAAATTAGGTAACGCTGCTTTTTTAAATGTGTTACAAATTTTTCTTATCTCTTTGGCTTCTGCTTCATTTCTAGGAGTCATTTTGAAATTCAATGTAAACGATCTTAGATCAAAAGAACTAAACATTAGTTCTGTGTTTGGATTTAAGATCACTCCACCGATGCCCGCAAGTACATCTTGTACTCCTACATCACCACCAATACCTCCTGGTAGTTTGTTGATCGATTGAGCAATAATATCTGCTCCTAAACTAGGACCACGTTGAGCTAACTTACCTATTTCTGCAGCAAGGTTCTGAAATCCGCCACCAACATTTCCATTAATTCCTGGACCGAGAACTTTCATTAATCCAGCAGCACTGTTTGTAAATCCTTTACCAGTCCACCCTACTTGTACTCCCGTACTAATATCTTCTGGCATGTATAGTAGGATCGTTTCAAACTCAGGATCTTTTTCCATTGATGATGAGTTTGAAGATAAGTTATAATTATTCAATGTTTGATTCGTTGAACCGCCAGTAGACTTTCCATCTTTATCTACAGATGATGAAGCAGGACCAGTGCTGAAAGGTGGTACGTACTTATAAAAATCAAATCTCACATAGTCAGTGAAATCATCATATACTTTATCTTTCGGATATCTCAAAGCACCTTTAGCTTGTTTCCCAGCATTTGTCATGAACGATATTGTTATCGGTTCATTTGATGCTGCTTGTGTTGAAGAAGCAGATGTATTGTTTTGTGTTTGATTAGCACCACCAATTGTTTGTGCTTTGGTATTTGAACCAGAGCTTGTTGGTCGTGTTGAGGCGGGACCTATTGCCATTATTCTGCCATCTCCCTTGATTCTATACTGCCGTAACCTTTAACTATTCTTTGTGCTTTCAATCTATCGGAATACTTATCATTAGTTTCATTCCAAACTAATTGTCTGTTATATGGCATTTTTCCAGAACCAGATGTGGTTACAAAATCTTCTACAGGTAATAGAATACATGTCTCCCATTCAACGCTTGCTAAATCAACAAACAAACTTTTTACATGATCATTAATATATTTATGGATACAAATTTTGGGTATGTCTATCTTACCCTCTTTTAATTTATTGATAACTGGTATTCTTTTCTTTGGTTCTATGTAGTGTAAGTTTGCTCCTATAATATGATCACCTGTACTTCTTAAAACATATACTAGAGGAAACCTATCATAGTATGGTAAGTATTTCATCTTTGCTTCGTATTCAAAAAAATACAAATGACCAATGATTGCTCTACGTCTCAGCATGTTGACATCTTGATACGCCACGGGATCATTCCTATCTTTTCTCTCATCTCTAACCAGATGATCTGGTTCTCTTTTGTACTCAGCAGCAAATTTATTAACGGTTTGTTTATACCAACTCAACCCGTGCTTTTCTCCGCCAGTAGCTTTGGTTACTTTTTCAAATAAAGTTACATAACCTTTTGATGTATCAACTTTTCTAGTTGAGGGATTGAATCCCATTCCAGAATTAGATGATCTTTTCTTTGCCATTTCTATACTCCTAAGTGGTCTTCGGTGAGTATCAAAAATTTCATCTGCCGATCCTCACAGAAGTCCTTAGCCGCTTCCCACTTAGCTTTATTTTTTATAAACGTTAGGACTTCTCTTTTCCAGGCAGCAGTTTTACGGTTTGGTTTTTCATTCGGTCCAATGACTTGCCTCTTTGGTTTAATCTCTATAATATATTTTGTGATGGCACCATCTCTACTCTTTACTTTTATATAAAAGTCGGGATAATATCTATGGAATTTCCCGTCAGTAGGACAACGATATGGTACAATTATTTCTTCACTTCCCCACTCAATAATGTTGGAATTTGTGTCACAAAATACCATAAACTTTCGTTCCCACATTGAACGATAGATAATCCTAGTAGGATTGCCTCTATACTTTTGGGGATTGCTAGGTTTATATGTTCCAGAATATGCCATAAATATAAATAAACCCTCACATATATTTAGTGTGGCAACAAACCTATCTACAACAAACAAATCTATTGCTAGCTTTATAGAAACCATCAATAAACGAGGTGGTATGTCTATGAGCAATAACTTTGATGTGGAGATTGTTCTTCCATCAAAGGGTGGATTACCTCAAAGACTAAAATCATATGGAATTCTTAATGATGAAACAGGAATCATAAATTCTACTGATCCTAATAATCCTGGTGCTATAATTAAATTGTTCTGTGATGAGGCACAACTTCCTAATATACAAGCAGCAACTGGTCAGATTACAGGAAGATTTTTAGGAGAAGGACAAGTTAATTATCCACATACAAGATTGTATTCCGACTTTCAATTGTCTTGGATGTGTGATGCTAACATGACCCCTTTAAAATTCTTAGAAACTTGGTATAGTTTTATATTCCAAGAATTTGATCCCAAAGGAGGAACTATTGGTGGTCAAGGTAATACAGGTAATTACCAAAAAAATAAAACTCTAAGTGAAATTAAAGGAGGAGCTGGTGCTAATGGTGGCAACGCTTTACTCTATGAAAAAAGTGTGAGGTTAAATTATCCAGATACTTATCTTGCTAGAATAATTATTACTAAAACTGAAAGGGGTAAGTCATCACCTAACGGAAGAGCACCTATTTCATATACAATGATAGATGCTTTCCCTTATAGTATTGATGCTGTTCCTCTTTCTTATGGAGCTTCACAAGTCACGAAGGTTTCTGCTAACTTCTATTACGCCAAACACTTCGTCACTCAAAACAATCTTACTACACAGAAGGGATAAATATTAAAAAGTGATTTATTGCTATGCCTTTACCAAAGCCTACTGTACCAACTTATGAACTTGAGTTGCCATCTACAGGAAAGAAAATTAAATACAGACCATTCTTAGTTAAAGAAGAAAAGATTCTGTTGTTAGCAATGGAGTCGGAAAATGAAACAGAGATTAAGAATGCTGTCAAAGATATTTTAAAAAATTGTATTCTAACTAGAGGTATTAAAGTAGAAGAACTTTCTTCTTTTGATCTAGAGTATCTCTTCTTGAGAATTAGAGCAGCTTCAGCTGGTGAAGATGTGTCTATGAAAGTTACTTGTTTAGATGACGGGGAGACTGTTGTTGATGTTGTTATTAACTTGAATGAAGTTGAAGTATTCAAGCCAGAAGGACACACAAATAAAATTATGGTTGATGATACCATTGGCATGGTCATGAAGTATCCTGCTATGGATAATTTTATTAACCTTACATTACTTGAGAAAGATTTGGATTCAACTGATGAAGTATTTGATATGCTCGCTGGTTGTATTGATCAAATTTTCCAAGGCGATGAAGTTTGGGATGCTTCTTCGACATCTAAAAAAGAATTGATTGGTTTTGTTGAGAACTTTACTCAACAACAGTTTGAAAAAATTCAAAACTTTTTTGATACGATGCCAGTTCTTCGTCATCAATTTAGTGTAGTTAATCCCAATACGGGTATAGAATCAACTTATACCTTGGAGGGATTACAATCTTTTTTCGGATAAGTTTGTTCTATAATACACTAGAAAACTATTATAGAACAAACTTTACTCTTCTACAGGAGCATAAATATAGCTTGACAGAGATTGAAGAAATGTTACCTTGGGAGAGAACTATTTACATTTCTCTTCTTAATAATTATATTAAGGAAAAAGAAGATCAAGCACGTCAAGCAGCTCAACAGAGATGAACAATAACAATCCAGAATCAGAAGATAGGAATGTTGAGTTATCGATTAGTGAAGTGCAATCTAGTGATCCTAATCAACCAGTTACGATTGATGTTGAAGCTCCTAGCAATGATCTTGCTGAGAGAATGGAGAATGCTTTTGATAGAAATTTAGACAACTTAATCAAAGACGTACAAGCACCTCCCCCTCCAGTAAAACTAAAGAAACCAAAAAAAGTAAAGCAGGTAAAGGTAAAGAAAACTAAAATAAAAATATCTCGCTACCAACCTATCAGTGGTGGTAGTGAAAAAAGTTTTGCTTTATTTTTGGGACGTAAGATAGCATCATCTTTTTCTTTAGCTGCTACAGCAAGAAAAAATGCTAAGGCATCTGGAGAACCAGCAAGAAAAGCAGGATATTTTTTAAAGCAAGCATTAGGATTTGAATTTGGTGGTGATTTAATTAATAGAACTAGAGGATCTTTTTCTTCTGACCCTACAGAAAAACAAGATCCATCTTTATCTAAAGGAGAAAGATTTGCTGCTACTTTAAAAGGTATTAGTAGAGCACCATCTGCTCCTGCCCCACAGTCACCATCTACAGTTGGGTATCCTTATACTCAACCATCTTTATTTGATACCAAAAAATATACATCTGTAGTTGATGTAGGAATTGGGGAGCAATTAAAACAATCTCTTAAAAGATTACAAAGTAGTTTTAAAAAGGTAGATAAATCTTTATCTAACTTATCAAAAACTAAAGAAGAAAATACTTCTATAAAGAAACAAGAAAATACTTTAGTAGAAACACTATCAAATAAGTTTGTAACTGTTAGTGAATCGATTAAAGAAAATAATGTACTTAAGAGTACCTTTAATAAGATAAGATCATCTCAATTAAATGTATTAAAGAAAGGTGCTCAAGTAGAAAAAAATGCTGCTCAAGAAGCAGCACTAGAACAGGGTAAAGATAATTCTGGATTTGTAAAATACAAAGATCCTTATAAAAATCAGCAAGGATTGATTGGTGGAATTATTGATTTGCTAGTTGGTAAAGATGATGATGGTGGTGGAGGAGGAGATTGTGAATGTGATCCAGAAGGTGGTGGTCCTGGTGATCCTGGGGGTGATTTTGATTTCCCTGATATTGATCTTCCAGGAGGCAAACGTAGAAGACCAGGAACTAGATGGAGATGGGCAAGAAGAAAATTCAGTAAATTTGGTAGGTTTGTTAAGGGAGTTGGATCTGGGATTAGAGGATTTTTACAAAGAAGATTAGGTGGAATTGGTAGATTTGTAAGTCGTAATGCTCCAAGAGCATTAAATGCTGGTAAAGGTTTGTTTGGTAGATTAGCTGGAATAGGAAGAGGTCTTTTAGGAAGAGCTGCTTTACCTTTACTTGCTGCTGGAGTTATTCTTGATACTTCAGAAGGAGAAAGAGCTAGAGAAAGATCTTTAGAAACAAACACTCCTGCTCCTGGAGACTTGTATCGTCCATCAGATGTATTGCCAGATGGAACACCAAAACCTGGAGCAGTTCCGTATAATGGTAACAAGATGTCTGAGGGTGGATTTATTCCAAACAAAAAAGAATCTCCTATAAAAAAACTTGCTGCTGGCGGTACTGTACCAGCAATGGTAGGTGAAGCAGGTCCAGAACTAATAACATCTCCAAATAATCCCATGGCGATGTCTGCTATGTTTAATCCAGCCACACAATCTATTGCTGCTATACTAGGAGCAACAGACAAAGTAGTATCTTCTGCTGGACCTTCTGCTGGTGCCGTCAAACCTTTCATACAACAAATAGTTGGACCGCTCGCTAAGATATATGGTAAAGAAAATTATAACTTTGCTACTAGTGTCGGAAGAGGAATGGCAAATGTTAGGGAACCAGATAAAGATGGTGGTATTATAGGGTTCTTTAAAAAATTAATGAAGTTTGTGTTGGGTGCTTCAGAACAGCAAGTTGATGATCCTGCTGTACCTGTACAGTCTCCTCCTGGTGCTATGGGTAGTGGCACAGATTTTTGGACACTTGCTGCTGTTGCTGCTCTAGAAGATGGTAGAGCACAGGGAGTTGCTGACGTTGCTCAATCTGTTTATAACAGATTGGCGGATGGATCTTATGGTTCTAGTATTGTAGATATACTAACAAGAGATGGACAGTATCAAGTTGCTTTTACAGATCCAAAAGCATCGAGTGGACCAGGAACTAAAGTTGCTCCTGTTTGGAAATCTATTACTGATGCTAACAGTGCCGCCGCTGCTATACAATATTATTATCAAGCAAGGGGGCAGACTGTTAGCTTAGACGAAGCACGCCAAAAAGCAGAGAATGCTGCTAAGGCATTATCAGATCCAACATTACAAAGAGAAGCAGCTTCCTTTGTACAGGGAAGAACTGATTTTACTGCCAGTGCTAGTGGTGCTGATGTAGTTCAAAGACCTGGAGGTGGTAATGCTTTTTATTGGGCATATGGAACTGGTAAAATGAAAGGACAAGCAGCAGCCCCTATTCCATCTATGGGATCCCCTTCTGCTCCTCCTAGCACAGCACCCCCTGGTACTGCCCCTGGTGCCCCTCCTGGTTCTCCTGGCGCTGGCGCTCTACCTGTTAGGGCAGTTGGAGACAGCATCGCTCAGGGCGTTTCTGACGCTTCTGGTGGTGGGGTAAAAGATCATGCTACATCTGGTCACAACCCCCAGAAAGTTCTTTCTAACTTAAAAAATGCTGGCATAAACAAAGGCAATACAGGACAAGTAGTTTTATCTACAGGATTAAGTAATGATCCTAGTATGAAACAAGCAGTGTTAGAACAGATGACGTATCTTCAGGGTCAAGGAATTCCTTTCACCGTTCTTCCAGTTAGTAATCAAATCAGTCAGAAAAATAATAATTTAAATGCTTGGCTCTCTGGTGCTACTAGACAAGCAGGAGGAACTTTTGCTAGTGGCGCCTCGTTTAGTGCTCCTAGCAGTGATAGAACAGAAGCACATCCATCTTCATACATTACTATGCTACGTTCTGTTGTTCAAAGCTCACGATAAATATAAGTAGGCGGATCACACTAGATGGCAGTTTCTTTTGTATCTTATTCACAACCTAATATTGGAAGCCTAGGGAAGTACATTGGTGGAAAGATAAAGTCTGCTGCAGCGATGGCAGCAGAAGAAAGAAAGTCTGCTAAGGAAGATGCCGAAAGAAAACGTAAGGAAGGTGTCCCAGAAGAAGAAATAAAAAAATATGATAAGGGTTACTTTTTTGGTAAAGCTTTATCACATGAATTTGGTGGTGATTTATTAAGAAGAACTAGAGGAACTTTTTCTAAAGATCCAACAGCAGAACAAGATCCTTCTCTAAGTAAACAGCAAAGATTTTCTGCTGTTGCTAGAGGAAGTGATGTAGTTTCTCCAGAACCATTTAAGCAATTAGAACTACCATTAAATCAAGCAGGAAATAATGCCGTAAAGGTAGAAGATAAATCACTGAAGTCTTGGTTGTCTGTAGTATTTGATGGCATCCAAAAATCATATGATACTATATCAGATAAGATAGGAAATCTTTCTCAGGAAGAAAAGAAAGATACTACTGAAGATGTAAAGACTAGTAAAACAATATCAAAACTTGCTACTGGACTTACTACAATAAAAAGTTTCTTCAATAAAAATAATAAGATACAGCAAGAAGAAAATAAATTAGAATCAGAACAATTAGAACTGAATCTTGATGCTCAGAATCAGCAGGAGATGAATATAAGAGAGGCTGATATAGAAAGGGGAGATGATTTATCTGGTAATGTTGCTTACAAAGATCCTTATGCTAAAGATGATGAAGAAGATGGTGGTGGTGGAGGAGGAGAAGATGGTAGTCGTTCTTTATTAGATCGTCTAATGGATTTTGATATGGATAGACGAGGTAGATTCAGAAGAAAAGGATTTAAAAGACGTTACGCTAGAAGAAAGATCGGTGGGTTTACTAGAAATCTGAGAAAAGGTGGTCGTAGATTACGTAGAAGAGGACAAGTTGGTTTTGGTAAACTTGGTAGAGTACTTAGAAGATTTAAATTGTCAGAAGGTGGAGTAGTTCCTCAAAATCAAACTACTAATATATTATCTACACAAGTACAATCTCCAGAAAATTCTGATGTTCAATCCTCCGTATCACCACAGAATAAAATAGTACCTTCACCTAGAACTAAATTATCTGCTGGTGGGATAGTTGACAATCCAACTCAAATTTCATTGAGTCCTGGGCAATCTGTTATTCCTCTAAACAGAAACAATCCTATGAAAGATATGTTTAGGCAAACTAAAACAGAAGGAAAGAAAAAAGATGCCACGGGGAAAAATGTTGGTGAGCAGTTAGGTAAAGCATTACAATTACCTGCTCAAGCAGCGGGTGGTTTGTTGCTATCAACAATGTCTAATGTATTCAAAAGAATAGGTGGCATTGGAAAAATGTTTGCTCCTTTCTTGATGCAATTGTTCAGTCCTATAGCAAGAGTGTTTGGACTGCCTGCTAATTTAATTGGAGCACTTCTGGGAGGTCAACCAGCTGCCGCTGCTACTTTAGACATAGGGCAAATGGCAGACTTTTTGAAAGGGGGAGGAGGTAAAAAAGGCAAAAAAGCATCTGTCCCATCTGCTCCTACCCCACCACCAACAGGAAATCTTTCTGCTGCCCCTTCAGGGAAAGAAACTGACATCCAATCTTTAACAGGGGGAACTCCAATAGATTTATCAGCTAGCTCTACTGTTTCTGATACTGGTTTACATCATGGTAACGAAGATACTAGACGAGGAAAAAAGGTTAGAGATTATTTTATTGGTGGTAGATCAGGACCTTCTAATGGTATAGATGGATTAGGCGCTAAATTATATTCTCCTCTTGGATTTGGACCTTTAAAGTATGTTGATTACGGTCCACATGGCATCGCTTTTCAAGATCCAAATACAGGTGAACAAGTTGGTATGTATTGGCATGTTAATGATCCACAACATCAATTAAATGGACAAGTTATACAACCAGGAACATTTGTTGGAACTCAAGGTGGATTGCCAGGTACTCCTTCAGCTGCACCTGGATCTAGTAGTGTACATTTACATGTAGAAGGTACGGAAGCATTTCATAATGCTGTTATAAAAACTTATGCTGATGGCAACATTTTGAAGGTTGCTGGAGGGCAAACTGGAGCTCACCAGTTAGCATCTTCCAATCAACCATCTAGTAATATTGCTTCTCGACAACCACAACCATCTCCAAATGGAGCAGCAGCAAGACCACAAAGTTCTTCTACACCTAATAGACCTTCTTCCCCAGGAACAAATATATTTTTAAATAATAATAGAGGTGGAGGTGGTGCTGTGTCTCCTCCATCTCCACAACCACAAGGAATGGCATTTAGTTTATCGTCATTCAATCCAGCAGCTCCTATGTATGGCAACGGTAATTGGTAAAAAATTATGTCAACAAATCCTAGTAATAAAAGTATTGAATTAGTTAAGGCAACTTTGTCTGATGTCAATGGAAAAGAATATGACATCACAAAAATTTGTGTTGGTTTCTTTTACTACGAAGATATCTTTTCTCCATTTGTAACTGCTGTTATAAATGTTATTGATAGTGGTATGAATTTAATTGGAACTCTACCAATACAAGGTGGAGAAAAAGTTACTGTAAAAATTAAAGATGCTAGAAATGAAACATATGATTATGAATTATATGTCTTTAAAATTTACAATAGACAGTTCACCAATAAAACACAAAAATATAATCTTGCTTTGATATCTAAAGAAGGATTGTATAATGAAGGAGTTAGAATAACGGAGAAACTTTCTGGACTTCCCGATCAAGTTGTCAAAGATATCATGACAAAATATCTAGCAACTAAGAAGAAAGTTGAAACTGAAACAGCAAAATATAAAATTAATTTTTACCCAAACAATAAAAAAGCACACGCTATTATACAATCTATACAACACAAAGCTGTTCCTAAAAAATCTACGCCAAGTAAAACAAAAGCAAAAGAAAGTAAAAGAGAATCAGCTAAATCTTCTTTACCTACAGATACACAAACAGCATCTGGTACAGCAGGATATTTATTCTTTGAAAACAAAGATGGATTTGTTTTCAAATCGATGGATATGTTGTGCTCGGATGGAACAGATGGGTTTGGTGGGTCTGCTCCAGTAGAAACTTATGAGTACAAACCTATCATTAATGAAGTGAATAAAAATAATTTGAATGTCATTTCAGAATATCATTTTACTGATGAGTTGGATATGATTGATCAGATGAGGAATGGAATCTATTCAACTTACATGGTTTTCTACAACAATTCTACTGGAGCATACGAAGAATATACTTATAAATTATCTGATACTTATAAAGCAATGTCTCATTTAGGTAGTCAGACAAAGCTACCACAATTCCAAGAAGATTTAGGGCAGTATCCAACTAGAGTCATGTCAATGATATTGGATCATGAAACTTGGTTTGATAAACCAGACGAGCCTGGATCTCCAGAAGAAAGAGATAGAGAAACTA